TCAATCAAGTCAGTACCCATAAAGAAGTTGCTCAAAGAACCAGCAACAATCTTGTTAGTTCCGTTCAAACCACCAACAGCGATTAACTTCATATTAGTACCGGGGTAAACCATCTCCATTGAAGTGGCAGCATCGGCAACATAGTGAAACAAGTTAGCGTTCTTCAAGTTAACCAACATCAATTTGTAGGCATCAATTCCCAAGAAACAAACCAAGTCAGTTTTTTCAGCAACGGCAGCGGGTATGTTGGCGTAAACCTGATCCAAGATGTCATCAATGTTTGCAGCGGTGATTGAAGCAAATGTAGTTGGTGCAGAGTTCGCCAATACTGGAGAAGCGGCAGCAATGATTTTGTTGAATCCATCAAAACGATTCAAGTTAGGATTACCAGAAGCGGTATCACCTTGCCACATTGCAACTTCCAAAGTTTGTGCAATAACGGCAGCCTTTTCAGCACCTACTTGCTCTTCAAAAGGAATCATAGTTGGTGAACCAGGCATGATTTGAGTTTGCATCCACTTTGCTTCCAATGTCTTTGGGCAAAGAGTTTCTTCAACTTTTACAGCACCAACGGTGATGTTACGCTGAGTGAAGGCAGTTGTACCACTTGGATTGTAACCACAACCATCGGCTTGGAAGAAAACGGTTGAAGCAAGGATGTTCAAAGCAGATGCAGATTTTACACCAACTTGAACTTGGTTAGAAGATTGCAACAAGGTTGCAGTTTTTGACCCGAAAAGGGCTTTTACCAACAAGTCAGTTGACTGCTCATTGGTGTAGTTTGCGAGTGTTCCTACTGAAAATGACATAGTTTTATTTATTTATTGCGTTTTTGAATTTTTTAAGTGCTTCAAACTGATCATTCTTTTTGTTTGAAACTGGAGTTTTGATTGGGGTTTCGCTTGGCAAATCAGCAACCTTTTCAATTAGGTCAATTGCTTTGCTCATTGCTTCTTTGTGCTGGGTGTTAGATGCAGACAAAGCCACAACTTTTGCAGACAATTCAGCGATTGCACTTTCCAACTTGCTCACAACATCATTAAAATGAGATACGGTTGCAAACTCTTCTTTGGCTTCAATCTCAATTTCAATTTCTGGTTCAACGATTTCAGTTACGATTCCGTCAACAGTTGTCACCAACAAACCACCTTCAACCTCGTGAGTTGCGTCAGGTGCTGGAATTGAACCTTCAGCAGTTTGAACAAAGATGGCAGTTCCTACAACCAATTCACCTTCCCATTCAACGATTGTTCCATCAGTCAAGGTGGCAGTTGCCATCTCAACTTTGATTTCTTCTTCAGAGAATCCGAGCATTGTCCGGATTTCTTTCAATGTTTCTTTTGCGTTCATTTGTATAAAATTAGAGTTTATGTTTACTTGTTGCAATTTTACTTTCCATTCCACCTTGAGAGAATCTCTTTCATCTGCTCAATCAGTTGTTCTTCTTTGTCTTCGGGAAAATCAAAAACACCCTCTACCGAGAATCCTTTGAACTCACCGGATTTCACTTTTGCCCACACATCATCGTTGTCAATGAGATAAGAGACAAACCAACTTCCATCGGCAACTTCTTCAAATCCCTTTGGTGGCATCACCCCTCTTTCACGATCAATGATGTATGATTCAAACAAGCTCACGCCATTCATTATGGGTGTTTTGTGATGTGCGTTCACGGAGTTGTACTGATTTGACCTCGCCCATTTCTTCGCAATCTTGAAGATAGATTCCTTGTCAAAAACCACATAGTACTCACCACGGATGTCATCTCTGCGATAGATGGGTAAATCGGCAATCATCGCAGCACCAGTCACGATTCTTTTCTCTTCATCTTGGATCGCAAATTTGTGCATCTGTGTTTTATCTTGATACATTGAATAACAGATTGCCACGGCTTGTTCACTATCCTTGCCTTCTCCAATCAAAATTGGGATGCATCTTTGAACAAACTCTTCTTCACTTTCGTTTGGATTGGGTTTAACAAACTGCTCATTGAATGCGAGAAAGTCCTTTTGAATGGCTGCGTTTTCAACAAGGGAAACAAAGTCAATGCCTGTTTCCTCGTCAAATTCGTTGATGTCTAATTTGTAAACTGGTAGTTTCATCTTATTCAAATAGCATTATTGTACAACAGATACCCTTTTTGTGTTTCCCACCCTTGCTTGTGATCGGCTGATGTCACCTTCGGTTACAAATACTTTCTGCGGATAACCCACTCCAGTTTCCGTTGGCAAAGAAGATGATGTCAAATTGGGTGGATTGATTGCAATGGGTGACGCACTCACACCACCTTGACCGCTTCCACCGGAAAGGATTTGTTTTGCCTTCGCTACATTCGCCAAAATCCTTGCCACACCTTGAGCATAATATGCAGCGGTGAACAAAGGGGTTGCAGGTCCGAGAATACCAGCGACCTTCGCAGATGCTTGAGCAGATTCCGCATTCAATCCCGAAAATGCAATCGCACTATCAATGGCAATTTCAACCAATGCAATGCCCTTTTGAATGTTCTCTCGCTTCTTCTCTTCGTTGGTCAAGATGGTATTCAAAGAAGTCAAGCCATCAACGGTGCTTTTGGCAATTGATAATTTGGCATCCTTAATTTGATTTGCAGTTTTGATTTCAATATCTGCTCTTTCTTTTGCATATTTTTCTGTAGTTGCCGTAAGTTCTGCTTGTTGAGTTTCTTCAATTATTCTCCTTTGAGTTCCATATAACTCCAAAATGTATTCACGACCACCTTCAATGTCTTTATATTTCTTCAACATCTCCTCTTTCTCTTTCTCCAGTAATTCCAATTTATCCCTTGTGCTGCGATCAATAATTGTTTTTTCGTTATCTTCTCTCGCTTCAAGATTTTGAATGGCATCTTCATTTTGCTTTATGTAGGTTGCCGTGATAATATCTGATTTTGCTTCATCCAATTGAACCAATCTATCATTTATCGCTTCGCTCTCTTTTACAAATTCTTTTGCTTTATCGGAGACAAATTTTTCCCTTTCCGCATCAATGACTTTCAAAGTATTGTTGTATTCACGATACAATCTTGCTTCTTCGGTCAATTCTTCCTCAGTCAGTTTAACGCCTTGCTTTCTGCGTTCTTCAATCAATGCGATGTTGTTTCTTACCAGCTCTTTTCTCTGCTCAAAGATTTCCAACTCTTTACCTCCAGCAATTTCCAACAACGCAATCTCTTGTTCAACTTCTTCATTGGAAAGTTCAATTGATTTCTTGAATGCTTTGTAGTTTCTTTCCGCTTGTGAAGTTACTCCGATGAAATCTGTAAACTGCTGAACCAAGTTCCCAACAATGGCAGAAACGGTTTTCAATCCGGGTATTGCATTTGTTATTGCAGCACTCAATTTCTCAAAGTTGCCGACAACATAACCCAAAGCAACTGCCAACAAACCGATTCCAGTTGCCGTGATTGCACCTCTTAATGTCGTAAATGCGTTTACAACTTTGCCCTTGATTGTATTTGCCAACGCCCCAAATTGTTGTTGAACCTTTCCAAGACCTTCAAGACCTTCAGCCAATGCCATTGCACCTTGCAATTTGACCAATGTCTTCTCCAGTTCTTCGGATTGGTTGCCAAACAATGCAACTGCACCTTGTGCTGCTTGAAATCCACGAGCCACACCTTGAACAACCGTGTTGATTTGTGCAAACTTATCAGGGTTCAATGCTGCCACACGATCATTGAAATCCTCCATCATATCTCGTGCTTCAGCAAGTGCTTGTTCAGCCCTCCTCGCTTCAGGTGAGAATGCACCGAATTCTTTTACTGCTCTTTGTGCTTCAAGAGATAGTTGTTTGATTTCTGACTTTATTGAGCCAAATGAAGGTTTTTTGACGGTTAAGTCAATCGCTGCTGTTATTGCCATTATTTTTCTGCTATTATAAAGTAATCCACCCCATCCGTTTCAAAGATGTGTGATGCCCATTGTAAAATCATTGTGTGTGTATCTCCTCCGTCTATCTTTGCCGTTCCTGTCGTAGCAACTATGACAGAACTTCCAGATGTGATTTTTTTAACTACGAATTGTTTCCCACTCAACCCAGTTGGATCAGGCAAGGTAATTGTCTTGCTTCCACTGGTGGTATCAACCAAAAACAATCTATCGTCTTTTGTTGCCGTTGTGTTTGCCGTTACCGTCTTGACCGAACCACCACTCAAAAAGGATGGATACATCTCGTAATTGCCGACATACAATGTGTCCTTTTTAGTAACTGCAAAATCATTGCATAATATCGCAGCACTACCATCCGTCCCAGCCTGAAATGTTGTGTTGGTAGATACCACGCAAAATGAATCCTTTGCATTGTTGTTTTGAACCACACCATCTCCTTGAACCAATCCTCCACCACCTTGTGAAATACCAACGGTCACTCCTTTGATACCTGGCTTGAATGGTCTGTTTCCACCCGGATAAGTATCACCATAGGTTTCTCCTTGCTGACCTTGTCCAGTTCCAGCACCGATGGTCTTTTGTGTTATAGTTGCTGGTTGAATGAATTGAGCCAATAAGAACTCACACAAATACACACCATCTTCACTTGGATTGTAATCCTCAATTTTGTTTAATCTCCAATACTGACCTTCAAAAAAGTAAGCATCAGCAAAAGACAAGTTCAACCAATCCTTTGGAGTAATTCTAAAGTATCCCCTAAACAACTTGGAATTGCTTCCAGTTATTTCCGACAAAAACCGATAATAGAAATTATTGACAAGGTTTGAATTCGTGTATTTGTAACCAGCACCGATTCCGATTTCTTTCGGCATCCCAAAGAGAATGTCAAAAGTTGGATTAGTGATTGAATCGTAGTGCAATGTCAATGGCAATGAATAACGGTTTGCGTAATTCAAACCAACACCAGCATATTGCGACCATAACCTCCAATTCACCCCAGTAACCAAACCGCTATAATACAGGATCCTCAAATCACCATCCTGATTGTTTGGCATATACGACAAGACAAAATTCTTTTGCGAGTTGTATGACCTTACTTGAGTTGGAGAAAAAGCAATCTCAATCTTCTTTTCATTCTTGATGAATTGGTTGTCTACCTTGTAAGTTCGTGAACCGTAGTTTGATTGGTAGTTCTCTTGATAGGTGACATTGGCATCATCCTTTCCTTCTTTGTATGTGAACACATATGGGTTTGCTTCAAGTTCTCCCATTGGAACGATTTCCACACTTTGTGAATAATCCAACTTTGCCGTCCAATCAATTTGACTGCCGTTGTAGAATTCATCACGAGGAACAATGCGTAATTGCTTTGGATTGTCTTTGTTTGGTTCAATGTAAAGGTTGAACATCTTGATGAAAGACATCAGCAAATCACTTTGCTTGATCTCCGAATTCAAGAACACCCCAAAATCAACTGTTTCACCATAACCAAAGGTGTATGATGTTTGGTCATTCTCCATATAAGAGCCAATCCCCATATCAAGTTGGAATTGTGCATTGGTTAAATTGTAAGTATTTGCTTGATCCCACACTTGAGCCAATCGGATGTCAACCACCTCACCTGATAGCAAGGTTATTGGTTGGAAATACAAAGCCACATTGAACGCTGGAGAGCCAAAATCAACGGTTACAGTTGCAGTTGTCTTCAATACTCCGTTGGCATACAATCCAAATACAAGCCAAATGTCCTCTTGGAATACTGGTGCATATCCAGTTGATACATAATTCAAAGACAAGTTTACATCAAACACAAAGTTACCGCCCACAGGCAAGGTGTATTGTCCGGTTGTGTTGTTGTAATGACCTCCGTTATCGTAGTTCCCACCGCTTGAATCGTTTTGAAACAACAAGATTGAGTTCAAATCAAGTGATTGAGCAGTTGTTGTGCGAGAAGCTCTGAACCTCCGTGATTCCAAAATGGCTGCATCGGCAGTCAATGAGGATGGATTTGGTAGGATTAATCTCTTGAACTTGTCGTTGTTGAAATACGAATCGTTTGTGTATGTAAACCCTGAATTTGTGAATATCTTATCAACAACCGTCTTTGCATAAAGGCAAGGTGTGAATTGATTTGTTTCCCAAATAGTGATGTTTGACGGATGACCTTTGTCAATCATTGCGTAGACATACCCATCACCATAGGCAAAGGCTTGTTGTACTCCGTTCTTGTAGATTTGGGCATCCCACGAATCAATCACATTCCCACTTGACAAGGTGTGGTTGTATTCTGTGAAATCTAATTGATTCAGTTTAAGGTCTGCAATGTTGGTGAACAGATCTGCAGATTGTCCGTGAAGTGAGCATTCATATTGTATGTCCGTTGAATCAAGGACATTGATTTGAATTAAGCGAATGAACCCACTCAACTGCTCAATCTCATCTAACAGAACGACTGCTGATGCTTTCTTGTTTGGATTGAAATCCGGTGCGAATTGTGTTGATGCTTGAACAGTATGCTCAATCTCAAAAATGTGGGAAAAGAGTTTGTTGTTTTGTGCCGTTCCGGGAATAATGATTGTCTTTGTCCATTCCGAAGATCGTGATTGTGGTTCACGAATGTCAGCAATTGCCTTGTTGATTAAAATCTCAAAATCGTCATACAAATCCAATCTGCGATTGACAAATGAGCCACCAAGTGCTTCCTCTTTTGAAATACGGCAACTATCTGCTTCACGAATAGCATCGTTTGTTCTACTGATAAAACTTCCCTCAATCTCTTCAAGTTGAGATGTAGGAATTTTGACATAGATTTGAATCATATCCGTTGAGATTTGTCAGCGAATGAAAGAGTGATGTCAAGTTCTAAATTGAACATCCTATCTTGTACCGTCTTTTTCTGCTCGTAGTTGGCGTTATTAATGTTGACCGCATACAAAGTGCCGTCATACATATACACCACCGGAGATTCAATCAGGTCTTTCAGCCAAACCGATTCCGTGTCGTTTATCCAGTTACTAAACAGTTTGATTTTTTGGCTTGTCTCCGTGTGATAATTGGTGCGAGTTCTTGCAGATGTTTGATATCCGTAACTTGCACCAAGTGTGTATGGGTTCTGTTGGAATTGTTTCCGTGTGACTTCAAAGTTGTCTCTTCGCACCATATTAAAACGGAAGGATTCAAAGCCTCCCAAACGGTTCATAAAGAAGATGTCAGTTGTTTCGTACTTACTGCATTCATCTTTTATGTTGAATCGGTATGTCTCGGATTTGGAAACACCACTCGCCTTCAACACCACATCAAAATAGGTTGCCCCACCGGGTATTGTCAATTGGCTACCCACGGGAATCCTCACGACCTTTGAAGATGGCAAAGAGAATGTTTGTGTACTGGCATCGGAGTAAGTAATCAAAACGCTTGTAGCATCTCCCTTCAAACAATAGAGCCAATCCTTTTGCGTTCTGTGGATGGTTCGTGTTCTCACATTGGTCAAGAACTTTGCGGATGTGGATGTGGCAAGATATTGCCCTTCAGCATATGTCACCAAATCAAATGGGTTCAATGATGCGTTCCAAACTGTTCCAGTTGCTGAACTCAAGTTGAGATATTCGGTGATTGTTCCCGTTGCTGATGGTGAGTACTCATACCCAAATTCAACCTTGTAATCCGTGAATGAGTTTACGCATCCGCTTGGTGATGAATCGGTGAACTCCCAATTGTTGGTCACATAAGATTCCAAGATTCGCCCAATGTTGAACACCCCTTTGTTGGTACTTCCAAAATAGATGGGTGCTTTGAGTTTAGCCACGGTAGTTGATGCGATCTTGACATCTGCAATGAACTTGAAATTGTCCTTTGTGTAGATCCCACCTGAAGATTCAGTGATCACGAAGTTCGTGTCATTGAATGCTGGGTGATAACTGTTGGGTTGTTGAGTGATAGATAATGCCACACACAAAAATAGCACTCGTTGGAATGCGTTCCAAATGTGCATCAGGGGTTGCACAATTTACCGGTGAATTGCATATTAATTGCACAATGTGTCTTATAATACGCAAAAGCGTATAATTTGTCCGATATATAACACATTATACCCGGATGCGTATAGTTATGATGGACAAATCAGACATAAATACTTTGCAATCAGTAGTGATTCCCAATACTTATCGCAACAAATGACTTTTAGGAATGAATATACTGGAAAAATTCATGCATTTATTCGGGTAATCACCGAGTATAGTGGAAAAATTTAACAACTAACATTTGCCAGTAATCCTATAAATTGGCAATAATTTGAAATACTGCCGTAACAAATTTGCACTATTATTTGTTACAACATCTCATTCAAACAAGCAATGACATAGGTCTCAAATCCTTTTGTTGATGCCTGATCTAATCGTTTCAACTTGTCTTTTGATTGTTGCTTATAGAAAGCCATAGCATTGAGGAATTCAATCAATGGCATATGAAGAAAGAAATCCCACTTTGTGCGGTCTTTGTTCGCCATATGATGCACCATCTCCAGCCAATTGAATGGACTTACTGCTTCTCCAATTTGCTCATCTCCTCCTTCAAAAAGGAGTGGATACATTGCAATAACTTTGGATAGGCTGCCGAAAAAAAAACTGCATAGGAATAGGGAAGCGGTACATCCATTGACAAAAACAAATCGCACTTGTCTTGGTAGTGTGCTTGTGCGTCTTTGATGGTCTTTGACTTGCCAAAGAAATCCACCTCGTATGCAAGTAAAGCCATTATCTTGTGAAGGCTTTCAATTGTATCTCCGTTGAACACTTGCTGGAGTTCAATGAAGTGATGACCGCAAATCTCGTTCGGTGTTTTTGCCAATCGGAAATATCTGCCTTTATGCTTGAACATAAATTGCACAGGTCTATTTGGAAGCTCATTCAAGAACTCTAACTTTTTGAACTCTCTTGTAAGGTCATCAATCGGCATTGATTCTACCTTGTCCATTGTCCAGTTGTTAACGATGGCAAGTATGTTCATTGTCCGTTCAATGTTGGACATATCACGACAAGAGTGTATCTCTTGCAGTTGGTGGATGGTTATGTTGTTCCAGTTCATATCGTTTCAATTTGTAACGGTTTAAGCAAAATAAAAAGTTCCAGGTCTGTTGTGTTTCTTGCAGTCAACTGCCAAAGCCAAAGCCATCACGCAGTCATCGTGCAATCCTTGTGGTGCAGTATACCTCACACCCGTTCTTGTGTATTCAAATTCAAAGTTTTCCATCTCACTCCCAATCGGTTCTTCAGGGAAATACACCTCCCTATTTTGTACGCTGATGACCAACCCTTCAATGAGTTGTTGTTTGCTCTGTGATGTGAACTTGAATCCTTTGATTCGGGGATGGCTTCGTTGCAATTGCTCAACGATAGGATCCCCAACACCTGTTGAATCCACGAATGCAGGAATCACACCAATCAATGTCGTAATCTTTGCCAATGTTTGCGACCAATCCGCTTGGAATCGGTCAACATATGATACGCAATTATTCGCATCTAAACCAATTATAACTGTATAATCCGAATACTTTGCCAAATCCACACCCCAAGCAACAACACTTTTGTTGGTTACTGGCTTGTAACAACTGCGGATTGCATCAATTCCGAATGGGTTTGTCTTGTCATCGGCTGGTTCTGCCAAATACAACTCGTTAAAGACATGAAGTGGGAGATCTCGTTTGGCTTGTTCAACCTCCTCAAGTTTGAGAATCCCTTCCTTGACGGCATCATATGCAGTAATCTTGAAATACTTATATTCATTCTCACCGCTTCTTGCCCTTTCCCCTAACTTGTAGAACCAATTCTTTTTCCCTTTGACATTCCCAATCAGTTTGCACTTGCCTTGTGTGGCAGTTAGGGTTGAACGCATAGCATACCACGATTCCTCACGCATCCTTGATGCCTCATCTATCACGGCAGCATACACATCATCACCATACAAGTTGTCCGGCTTCTCCCCTGATTTGAATTCAATCCTTGCACCCGTTGGAAGCGTGAGCAAAAGTTTGGTTTCGTTGCTGATGAAGAAATTCTTGTCTGTGACTTGTGACTTCATCCTTCGGAATGCAATCTCCGCTTGTTGGTATACCGGTGCAACCCACCACACGGATTGATTGTCCTTGCATTTCAACGCTTGTTCAAATAACCATATGATATGACTTGCCGTCTTGCCCGTCTTTGTAGACGCAGCAGTAATGGTAAAACGAGCATCACAATCAAGGATGTCTTTTTGGTAACTCGTGACATATGGTCTTTGATAGGTTATTTGCATAAACTTTGGTAAACACTCAATCGTGTTAGGTTGTGCAGTTCAAGGTTGTGGTAGGTCTCACAATAGATGCGATTTGATTCGCCCATTGATTGTCTCACCGAATGACCAGCATCAATCAATTTCTCAATGGATGCCTTCCAGTTATTTTGAGTTGCGAAGATTACACCATCATTTCCGGTATGGTATAAGTATGGGTAAACTGCCGAACAGATAATGGGCAAAGAATAGGCAGCGGCTTCCACAATCTTCAACTCCGATTTGCAGTTGTTGAAGTGGTTGTCCTGAAGGGGTGCAAGTACAAAGTCAAAATGCTTGTAGACCTCACCGTATTCAAATACCGAAGTGCCTTGAACGATGTTGGCTTTTGGAATCAGTTTGACAATGTTGTTCCAATGATCACTTGGAGTGTATCCGCAAATGTATAAATCCACATCCATTGAATTGATGTCATCCGCAATGAGCTTCAAATCCTCCTCGTGTGTGATTCCACCAACCCATCCTATTTTCACTCTCTCATTCTTCTCCTTTGGTTGCTTCCATTGGTTGTGAGATGTATCCAGGCAGTTTGGCACAATGTAGACATTCTCGTTAATTGTCCTCACTTCATTGGCGAGTTTTTGAGTTGTGCAGAATACCGCATCCGCATAGTTGATGGCATCCTTGATGGCGTTCTTGATTCCTTTGCGATATGCCCAGTATGCAGGGTTGTATTTTGGGAGTACCCAATAGTCATCCACATCTATGACATAAGGCTTCCCGGCATCCGTGATGCGTTTCAAGACATCGTACTGGTTCTTTCCAAGCCATCGTGAGAAAACAATCACATCGTATGGTGCAAGGTCAACCGTCATCCATTCGGCTTGTGATTGGCAGACATCAACCACCGCTTCTCCGTTTATCTGCATTCTCAAATGTGGTGCGTAAATGCGATGGTAAACCACACCATTGATTCCGTCTGTTAGTATTAAAAGTTTCATAGGGTATTAAGTAAGTAATTAAAGCCTTGATTCGTGAGATAGTCAAAGCCATTGTTGACAGGTATAACATTTGGTGAGTGAACGCATACCTCAAGCAATCGTTTTACTTTCATTTGCTCTGCGATTGCGTAGGTGCTTGACTGATTGCCAATGAACGCCTTGCAACTGCCCACAATGGTTGCCAACATCAAAGCATCCTGACATTTCAATAGTTCACAATCCAACTGCCATCTCTCTGTAAATGCGATGTACTCGGATTCGTATCCAAAGAAAACGCACTTGTGTTCCTTCAATGGGAAATAGTTGATATCGTGATTGCGATAACGAGCAGAGAAGTTCAAGAGAATCTTGTCCGCAAAGTATGGAATCGGTTCACTGGCTTCAATGCAAGGTTCGTGAAGATCTGTAATCAATTCGGGATAGATAAGAAAGTGATTGCGTCTCAAATCACCAGCAGCGAGATTCAACCCGTGATGCCTGAACTTATCAAAGTCATACCCCATATCAATATGCGAGTGCATCTCAACCTTTCTTATGTACGATTGATGCTCAAGTAATGGCTTGATATATTCGTATGAGTTTAAGTTCATACAGTATCCTCCGCTTGGATGACCGGAAACAGTATTCTGCTCACGGAATCCGATGTGGAAATCTACTCCACCGTGTAACTCTGCAACTCGCTTGGTTGCCGTGAGTGAATAGATCAAATCACCAAGATGTCCCGACTGGATAACTCTCATAGTTGTTGAAGTATTTCTTTGACCTCCAAATAAAACATCAACTCATTGCGATTCTCCCAAGTTTTATGAGACAACGCCTCAATGATTTGGTCAACTGCAACCAATGAGCAATCCTTCACCGTCAACGAGTTGTTGAACGATTCTTTGATTTCTTCTGCTTTGTCTTGTGATGTCATTCGTTCGGGGTTACTGGGATAGGCATCCAATATGCCACATCAATAATTGCATTGGTGTACTCATCAACCCAAAGGTCATCAAAGTACCTTGCCAAAGTTATTCTTGCATCCGTAGTGTAAACCACTTGGATGTCTTCGTCTTGTGGTGGGAGTTTATCATCACCTCTCCAACTTGCTCTCATCTAAATTCAAAGTTATTGTGAAATTTTTACTTTCTATCGTTTGGTCAATTGTTTCTTTTGGTTTGCCTTGTGATCGTGTTAACAACATCTCCAAGTTAAACAGAGAGTTCTTGTCGTGACCTTTGAGCAATGCCCCGGCAATGGTGCGTTCCATTATCGTGTATTCATCACCACGGTCTATCTTCTCCAGTTCCTTACGCCCAAGCGACAACATTGACAACATCGTATCTTCAACTTGGGATTTGGTGTACCCAATCTCCTTCATTTGTGTGATGAGTTTCTGCGGTCTTCCTTGCAGATTTATCCTTTCATCCCCACCTTTTTTGAATGGTTTCAAGTTCTGTTCATTTGCCATTGCTCTCGTTGTTATTTCGCTGTTATTTTACCATTGACAATCTTTGTTCGTGAATGGATTTTAACCACTCCTTGTATTGTTTCCTATCTCCAAACTTGATGTGATCCTCACGACATAATGCCATCAGGTTTTCAATCGCATCGGCTTCCTTACTCCCTCCCATTTGTCTTGGTTCAATGTGATGGATGTCCACGGCAGTTTGACCACACACCTCACAAGGGATGAAGTCACTTATGTCATAGCCAAAGTGATTGAAATATACCATAGTGTGTTTCTTCATAACTCAAGATTGTACTCATTCAGCAATTCTCTCAGTTTGTCTCTTGTTTCTTGCAATGCGTTGTAGGTGTCTTCGCTTTGATTATCAGGTGGATATTTTGTTAATCCTCTTAGGTGGTTGTCTAAGTCCCAAATAACTGAATGATATTTTGACCCATTGATGGCAAAGTCAAACTCTGCTCGTTCTTCGTCAAGGTTGAATTCAATGATTGCTTTCATTTGTTAGCCCTTTATTTTTTTTGTAATTCCCCACTCTACCAATTCCATTGCTCGTTTATAACCTTCTTTGTAACCATCGGCATAACTCGTTTCCTTTCCCATCACTTCCATTTCTTTGGCTTGTTTCCAATCTTCAACGGTTAATTCTCGATTATATGCTATTTCCCATAACCACTCCACTGCCGTTTGTTGTTTATTGCTCATTCTTTCTTCTCCTCTTTGGTTTCTGCTCATCATCGGCAAGTTGTGCTTTGGTGATGGCTTCTTGTTGTTGGTTTGCCCATATCAAAAGTGAGTGCAAGGCTTCGGTTATACAGGTACTGCAATTCGGCAAGTTCCTTCCAAAGATTTCACGGTGGACATTGTTCAGGATTGCCCCTTGTTCTGGTGATGGTGCAAATACTTGTGTTTTCTTCCAGTTGTCGTACAACGGTTGTAGTGATAGTATAAATTCAATGTTGCTCATAGTTTTTCTATTTCTTGTTTTACATTTTTCCAATATGTATACACCGACATTGGAACATTTGATTGAAAATCAAATTCGTTACATTCAATTTCTTTTACTATCTCATCAACCGCAATCAATGCACATTGAATCCCTTCGTTTCGTTGTTGCAATCCAACTACGGTGAATTTGTCAACCAATTCTTTCGCTTTCTCTTGTGGTGTCATAGTTTAGTTTCTAATAGTGCGACAATCACGGTGGCGATGGATGCGTAAAGTATCCCCACCCAACCGTATGTGTATAGGAAAAAGGACAAACCCAACCACCACGACAAGCAGAACGCACAGTCAAGGGGTTTCATTCGCTTCCATTTTGAATAATCGCTTCCGTACAGATAGCGTTTTAATAGATCGGCTGGTTTGCCAAAGTTTACGATGATGATTGCCAAACAAGCAATCCCAATTATTTCTGTGTGCATCTTTCTTTCATTAATTTAATCACTCGCAGCACCTCACGAACGGAGATGTCTGTCTTCCGGTGGATTGCCCTTGCTGACATTCCTGAACACCATAGTTTGAATAACTCCCTTTCATAAAAATATGCTGATTCTGTGACTTGGTTTATTTTGTTGATTCGTTCAAGTTCAATTCCTTCGGCTTGTTCCCTCTCATCCAGTAAGTCAATCTCCTCAGCGAAGTCAAGCTCGTACACATCGTGTTGATCATATATTCTTGATTCGCCAAAGGGATGCCGGTTGCCGTTGATACAAAGGTATAAAAGACGGATTGACCAAAACTGGATGTATCCGTCTCTGTATATTTTTTCAATTTGCTCATCAGGTTTCTCAAGTATAGTCAAAAAGTAAAATTGATACAACTCCCTTGCCAACTCATTGTTTTTTGCAATGTTCTTGGTTGCTTTCCTCAGCCAATCTGCTTTGGATAGTTCCAATATGATGTCGGCTTTATTCAATTTTTCTTTTCAATAATGCAAATATAACCATCTTTTTCGTATTTTTTTTGACATCTTATCACCTGATCTTCCTCATACAAAATGTGTATCGATGACGAGAGTCCTTTGGTGCAAGTAATCACCCAATAACTGAACGGATGTTTCATAGGTTTGTCGTATGGTTTTGTCGTGTGTAATTAAATTGTCAAACACATTGATGGCATTCATCACGCTGGAATGGTCTCTCCCTAATATATAGCCAATTGATGAGAATGTCATCTTCAAATGCTTACGGCAAATGAAGGAAAACATATGACGGGCATACACCACCGATTGTTTTCTCAATGATGAAATAACAAGATCAGGTGTCACATCGTAGGCTTGACAACAAACCCTCATTGCATCTGTCCAGTCAGCATCAATGGTATTCAAATCGCACTTGGGGTTGATGATTTCTTGTTTAAGCCTTTTAATTTCTTTGTCGTGCTTGACGGTTATCTCTGTAATCTGTAAACGCAATCTGCGAATTTCTTGCTTCAGGTTGTGGGTTTCTTGATACGGGTTCATTAGAATGTTATTTTGCATTTAGTTCTTGTATTATTTCAAAAAGTTGATATGCGATTTGTGGAACTATGGCATTCCCATATCCTTTGATTGATTCTGCTCTCCACTTTGAAAAGGTAATTCCGTCCAGTTCGGTGGGAATCCCATCATCTCCGCCACAAACCGGGGATTGAGTTGGGAATTTTTCCCATCGGTGTTCATTGTTGCCCAACTGCCTAAATCGTTGCGTTCCCCTCTCCCCCTTTTTTCCAACGCCTCCTTGCTTCCGCTTCCGTTCTTGTCCGATACCGTTGGTGTCGGTAGCATCCCCCACACTTTCAAATCCGTCAATGTCACTCCTGGTTTGAACTTGCTGTTTGGTTTGCGATTCTCCCAACTTGCCGATGGAGCTTCCATTGCTTTTGGTGTCGGTAGCATCCCCATTGCCATTGCTCTTGTCAATGTCACCGAGTGCATACTCCCCTCCTTCACTTGTGTTGATTTCATTGTTGCCGTTGCGTTCGTTGAATCCATTGCCGTTGGTGTTGGTAGCATCCCCGACTCCACAACATCCCTCAATTTCACACCCCATCTCACACCCTCCTTGTTGGTTCTGAAATAATTCCCGTTTTCCATCTGCACATTTTTGACACATCCCCCTTCTGCATCCGCAGTTCTTGGTGTCGGTAGCATCCCCCTCATTGCTTGTTGTCCAAGTCCGAGAATAAACGGACTGTTCCCCTTCTCCATTTGTTTTTGATTCCTGGCATCCACTTTCTCTATTGGTGCTTCGTCCATCATTGCCGTTGGCGTAGGCAACAAACCAGCATCGGTCTCTTCGGTGCGGTGCGTTTTTGGCTGAAGCTGGAATAATAAACGGCTGAACTTCGTACCCTTGAGTTTCCAAGTCAAGGCACACCTGCTCGAATACCAATCCGCCATCAATATTCGTGATACCAAAGACATTTTCTGCGATGACGAATTTGGGTTTAATCTCTTGAATTGCTCGTAGCATTTCGCCCCACAAGTAGCGTTCATCATCCGTGCCTTTTCTTTTCCCGGCAAGGGAGAATGGTTGGCAGGGGAATCCTCCAGTAAGAATGTCAATTTTGTTTGCATATTTTTTGAAATCAGTTTTACATATATCAATGTGACTATCCGCATCAGGGAAGTGATAGTCCAATACTTTTCGTGGGAACTCCATCCATTCGCAATGAAAGACATTCTCCCATCCCATCCATTCGGCAGCGAGATCAAACCCACCTATTCCGCTAAACAATGAACCGTGTTTCATATCTTCTCTTTATAACTTGTGTACATTCCTTCAAAGTATGTCGGTATTGTCACGCACTCTCCGTTTCGGTTCTTTGCGATTATCAACTCCGCTTCTTCCATTTCGGGTTTTTCTTGCTCATAGTACATTGGTCGGAATGGAAACATCACGATGTCGGCATCTTGTTCAATTGCACCTGATTCCCGAAGGTCACTCAACATCGGTCTCTTGTCTGCTCTCTCTTCACTCTTCCGTGATAACTGTGCAAGTATCATCACCGTGATTTTAAGTTCCTTTGCAAGGAGTTTCAGCGTTCGTGATATCTCTGCAATCTCTTGTTCACGGTTTGTCTTTGTTCCTTTGATTAACTGAATGTAGTCAATCACCAGCAAGTTCAATCCCTTCGTTGATTTGTGAAGTTTGGCTTTGGCTTTGATTTGTCCAATGCGAGAATCCACATCATCATCAATGAAGAACTCAATCGTTTGTCTGTTGGCAATATCACACACCTGAAGGATTTCATTCTCTCTCAATTGTCCGTTGCGAATTTTCCAATTTGCAATGTCTCCAATCAGGGAAATGTATCTCTTTGCAAGTTGCTCATTGGACATCTCAAGTGAAATGAACAATGCCTTCCCACCAATCTGTGCAAACTCCTTTGTTAAGGTCAAAGCAATTGCCGTCTTTCCCATTCCCGGTCTTCCAGCAACCACAATCAAATCCCCTTCATTGTATCCACCAATGTACTTGTCAAGAAATCTCCATTCGGTTTGCTTTCCAGTCAAGTTTCCACCATTCTGTGCATTGAAAACGATTTGATCAACAACCTTGTTAGTCACCTTGACAATACTGGATGGTTCTTTGTGTGTTGAGAATGTTGTGCGTTCAACTACATTTTGAATGTCAGTCACAAGCTCATTCAATTCCTTTGTTACATCTAAAGACAAAACGCCTTCAACAACTTGCTTCTTGATGTAATCGTGTTCAAGTTTCATCAGGTGTGGTTTGATGTCTGTGATGCCGGATGCTTGTTGTTGTAGTTGGATAATCTCCAGCACTTGAACTCTGTCAAAGTGTTTGGATAAACTCACATAGTCAATGGCTTCGTTGTTGTAGTACATCTCTGTCATAACTTCAACCAATTTGGATGACATTGAATCTGTAAACCAGTTCTTGTTGATTCTTGGAAGGAAGTGTTTTGCGTCATCGTAAAACAGCATATTGGATAGGATGATTCTTTCTGTGTTCATAGTACTGCAATTTTAGGTTTGTTAGTTTTAATTTCCTCGGTTTGGAGATTATTTAATTTCCAAGTTCTCACCGATGCTTTCCAATCTTTCATTTTATTTTTACCAACCAACCAACCGTTTGATTCATAATGAGACATCCATCTTTCCGAAATGTCATTCATTCCGAGTTCTTTCATATAAGTTTTAACATCTTCAATGCTTGGTTTATTAAATACTTTTTTATCATTTACACTTACACTTACACTATCACTTACACTATCGGCATTTTTGGTACTCTTTGGTATGCCACTTGATGCGGTCGCATCCCACCGCTTACGAGCGTTATCTTGATTACGCTTTCGTATATCTTCGTATTTCTGCAAATCTCTCTTTAGTGATTGTTTGATTGGTTCAAATGCTATCCGTGTGATTACATTCTCCGTTTGTGGTTCTTCATCGTTTACATAGCGTAATATGTGCTTAAACAAATGACCGGCTTGTTCATCAGTTAACTGCTCAACCGTGTGAATTAGGTCGCAGTAAAGCAAGAATGATTTTTTATCTGTTGCCATCGTTTAAATAAAAAAAGCGTTGATTTTTACGTTGATAAAATATACGAGTATTGTGAGTGCTATAATTTTCACCAATATCTTGACAAGCCAAAGTTAGTGAATCGTATTTCTTACCACTTACAATATCAATAACCGGCTTTGATTTTGCTTTGCCCATAGCCAATCGTTGCTTTTCGCACAATCCATTTTGCCAAGCGTGTTGGACATTTTCTTTTTGACTCATCCATTCAAGATTATCAATATGATTGTTGGATTTGTTGCCATCCTTATGGTTAACAGTTTTTTTGTTTTTAGGATTTTCCAAAAAATAGATAGCAACTAAACGATGTATTGAAATTACTTTATCTTTAGATTGATTTAATTTTAAATGCACATATGGATAACCATTATACAGTGCATATTTTAAAATTCTTTCCTTTCCACCTTTAAAACTTTTAACCCGCCCCCAACTGGAGACATAGTACTGACCATTGCATTCCGCAATTGCTTTCCATTCTTCTTGTGTATTCATTTTTTTTGCATAAAAAAAGCCTTCGAGATAGAAGGTCTGCGGGAACGCATCTATCAGGAAGGCAAAAAGTTTTGATTATAGACAAACCCGCATTTGTCAATCACTATACAAATATAGCAAATCAATTTGATTGTTCCAATTGTTTCATAGGGGTTTTGTTTGGGTGTAAAGGTGACGCACTTTGCATTCGCTGAATTGCATTCGCTGGGCAATCTGTCTCCAGGTGCAACGCATATCATCACGAAGGATTGCGATTGCCCAACATAGTGCTTGTTTATCAGTTAGATTTTTCACAATAGATTTTCTTTGCATTGGCAAACCCGGCATTGTATGCGAGTTGTTGCTCCATTTTTTCAAGTTGCTTAAAGTTGAAGATCAGGTGTGGGCTAATATCCAAATCGGGGAACTCCGTGCGTAGGTGTTCAACCAAGCGGTCAATTGGTGTTTTCATTGCTGATTATTTCTTGAATCTGTTGTGAGATGGCTTTGATCAAACTGATTATATCAAGATTGTGATTGATGGTCCTGATGTCTTCAAGTTCTATCTCCGTGTTTCTGTGTTTAACCCTGATGTTCATTGCTCACCTCCTCCGTATGTTTTGTTTTTAATTGAATCTAATACTGCCAAAACACCGTCGAAATACACTATATCTTTTAATGAATTTGCTTTTGATTTCAGAGTTTCAAACTCTTTAATTGCCATGTTTATTTTAGCGTTACTTTGTTCCTTGTCCATTTCTGTGAATGACTTAATTTCTTTCTCAATTAATACAGGAGCAAACCCTTCTTTGTTTAAAAGATTTACTATTCTATCCACTGCCGTTTGTTGTTTATTGTTTGTCATCTCCGTCTGTTTTGCTTTTTGCATTTTTGCTCATTTTCTTGAATACTTCAACATACATTCTAATTGTTGGAGATACAATATAACTTGCTACTGCACCTACCGTAAACCATATTAAATTATTCATTGCTCACCTCCTCCGTAGGTTTGTTTGTCTTTTCCCATTAGTTCCTTGAGTTTTTCTTTACGCTCTTTTCTTAGTTGCTCTCGGTTTTCAATACGCCATTTGTTTATTGCTATTGCATCCGATTGCTCGGCATTTTCAAGGAGTTGTTTTATTTTGTCGTTCATTGCTCACCTCCTCCGTAGGTTTCTTGGTAGTATTGTTCGGGTAGTTCAATAAAAATATGCCCCATTCCGCAACTTGCAATAGATGATTTACAAGCATCTTCTATTTCCTTTTTGTGCATTTCTTTGGCTTCCCGGATTTCTTCTTGATGGTCTATGTAAAAAGTAATTGCTTGTGGTATGCCTAACTTCATTGCTAACTTTCCACATAGGATGTCCACTGCCGTTTGTTGTTTATTGTTGCTCATTGTCTGTCTATAAATTCTGCGTAATCTCGTGCATCTTTTTCCGTTTCAAAGGTGGCGAGTAATTCACCAGCGAAGTACACACGCCATTTCTCAATTGAATTGATTGTCGCTTTAATTACTCTTGCCTTTAACATTGTTTAGTTCTGTAAATTGGTTCTGCCAAGTTTGAATTTTATCTTCCAGTTCTTGTTTGGTCTTCTCGTGTTCCATCTTCGCCATTACTGTCTCATTCTTTGATTGTTGCAAATCAATCTTCATTGACCAAACCATCTCATCTAAATCCCTATTAATGCGATTAAGACGGTCAAACTCTTTGATGAAATCTTGTGACCTTTTCTCATTCGTATATAATCTATATGCGAAGACGGATGAAGTCAAACCAAGTGCGATTGTTAGTATCATTTTGCTTTTCCTTTGTAGAATTTGTGATTGAATATGGTTTGACTGAATTGGTCAAACTCCGGATTGTACTGATCCCGTTCAAACTGGTATGGTTTGGCTTCAGGAAGTTCTTTGTTCATTGCCTTCTTAATGCAATGGATAGAGTAACCCACCGCAAAAACGATGGGTGTTAAAACGATTGGATAAATTATGTCAAGTGCCATAGTTCAAAACAACATACTTTCTTTCACTTATGCAAATTTATTTTCTGATTGACTTTGTGAATGAACGATTTATTTTGTGATTGACAAAAACAACTCCCCAGCGTAGGTCAATTTTTCATCAATCATTTCTTGGATGTCCTCTTCCAAAGTGATGAGAGTGGTTGTGAGCTTCTTGCCGATGGGCATTCGTGGATCATAACTGACAAACAAACCTTCTTCCAATCCGGTTGCAATCATTCCCATTTGCATCTGCCAAAAATACTCCGTGCGTTTGCTCTTCAACTGCTCATTGTTTTGGATGAAGAAGTTTTGCAAGTGGTTGCCTGAATTGAACGGACATTTGATTTCTACCAACTGGTGACCGAGTGCATCAGGTGAATACCCACCCCATTCGCCATAAGTGATGAAGGTGTATGTCTCTGCACCGTAGTATGTGAAGAACTCATCGGTTTGTTGTGAGAAATAGTGGAAGGCTTCCTTCTCGTGTTCCTTGCCCCAATCCAAAGCACGACCATAGATCTCGGATTTCGCACCGGTTAAGTATTCCGCTGCCTTCTCAAAGACAAATGATTTTGCAGTTTCCGACAAGAACTCCGATTTGTTTTTCGGAGTTCCCATCAGTTTGTGGATTTCGGAAGCGGTGAAGCGTGAACTTCTCAACCTTTGCCAATCTTCTTCGTTCAAAGAAGTGTGAATAACTGGATGTGACTGATTCATTTCTCGCCAATTAAAAGTTTCATATTCACCGGAGATACCTCAAACTTGCTTGTGATATCGGTCATCATTCCGCCTGTCTTCAAATGTTCAACTGCTTTCGCCCACGATGGATGCTTTGGTGTGAGTTCATCTTTCTTTGGAATCTGCCTTCCCATTGCTTTCTCACCATCATCATCATCATCAATGTTCAAGTTTAGGATTGAACCAAGTGCATACCTCCGTGCGTAGGTCATCGCACTTCCCATTGCTTGTGGATCATTTTGTTTTGCAACCGGCATCACATAGGATGATTCCATCCACTCGCCCGAATCAGCGTGAAGGATGATGGTTGTGAGTGCGTTCTCATCAGGGAACTGACTGATTGCCAAACCGCATTCGCTCAATGGCTTTTGGATTGTGTCCAGTATGTTCGCCAAACTTGCATACTTGGATTTGAAGAAAGGATTGTTGGCTTCCTTTGCTACCTTGCTCACCGATGCTTGGAATTTTACCAACGCACCAGCGATGTTCTTGATTGATTCTGATTTATTCATAGGAAATTTGTTTTGTGTCCGAGCATAAATAATACTGTAAACTTGTCGGGTTCAAGATAGAAGAATCTTTCCGTCTCAATACCCACTAAATTGGTCTCAACGCATCCACCGAAATACACATCTCGCTTGATCAGGTACGGTTCAAGTTCATCAAAGTGATGCTCAAGTAAATAGTCATCAACTTGCTTGTCAATGTAAACATACTTATCCCCACCGATTGTGAGAATCCATCCGTTGATTGTTGCTTCAATCATTGTTCACCTCCCTCAATGCAATTTCAATGACGGCTTTTGCTTTGGGTGAAACGATGTTTCCCTCAACCAAATACTTGCGAACCGTTGGAAGTGATACACCTGTTTTACGAGCGACTATTTGAAATAGCCCTTGTCTGCGTTTCAGTTTAATTGTTTCAATTGCTTTGTTGTAATCCATAACAAGAGCAAAAGTAAAATAAACTTATCTATTATGCAAATAAACTTTTCTTTTTGTTACAATTTTATGTCTTCCGAGAATATCAAATCTCCGAAACGAGCATTCAACTCATTCACCAATTCCATCTGTATTGATTCGGTGAACGCATCCTCAAGGAATGGTTGTGCCTTCGTTCCTCTTCGGTGAATCTTGTTTGCGATTGCCTTCGCCATTGAATCGTAGGTCATTGTTTGTGGTGGCTTGATTCCTTTGTATGCCATCCATTCTTTGATTGACTGCCACAAATAGGGAGTGCCTTCGGTGTGACCATTTCTTGTTGGCTTCCTTCCGTATTCCACAAATTCCCAGTAATCCTCTGCAAGAAGGATTGTGTTGATGGATGTGGGTGATTTGGTGATCTGTCCGGGAACAAAAGATTGGCGAAGAACTGAAGACGCATTGATGTTTTTGTTGTCAAGATTCGCCCAAATGGGTGGAATCACCTTCTTGTTCCACCAATCAACGATGATTTGTTGAAGGAGTGAGCCTTGATTGACATCATCCAAGTATGTATCAAGTGCATCAGGCAGTTTGTTAATGTCTATTGTAGCCACATTAAAACGCTTAAAATCCCTAAACCTATACTTATACCCTTGAACACGGACAAAGTGCGTGAGATGGCTTTATTTTGCTTCACAAGTGAATCATTCTCCGCATTGAGATATGCGATATTTGACTTTTGTTTGGTGATGACCGAATCTTGTTCAGCAATAATGATGGAATCCGATGTCACAATTTTGCGTAAATGCGTGACTTGTTCCCTTGCAATCGCACCTTTGACCAAATATGTGTTGGCTTGTTTGATTGTATTTGTATCAATCAGGACTTGTGCATGAATTTTTCCAAAAAAGATGAAGAAAATTAACCCATAGGTTGATATTTTTATCATTGCTTTCATCCTATAAGGTAGCATTCTTCTTGGATTGTTTTTCTTTTTCTGCGATGAGCTTGTCAAGATACCACTTCGCTTTGTACAAATCCTCCAATCCGTTCTTGTCTTCGCACCTCCACAAGTACTTGATGATGTTACCAGTGCAAACCGCAACCAATCCTTTCTTTTTGATGGTGGCAGATTCAATGGCATCAATACATTCTATTTCGCCTTGCTTGTAGTGTGTTGGGTTGACTGCATCCATTTGACAACAAAGGTATAATAGTTTTCTTCAATCAAGATTATGTGACCGCCTCGCATATAAAGTTGGGTGTTCTCAAACAACTGCGATATGGCAACGATTTGATGTTCATCAACCATCCCATCTTCCAAGATTTGTATGATGTCGGATTCTCCTTCAATCAAACCCATCCAGTTGTCGTTCTTGGTCTCGTGTATGATTTGAACCTTGATCATATTGTCTTGTGTGTGTATGCCCGAATTATTCTGTCACCTTTCTCGGTTCTTGTGGGCAACATATACAACCACCGACCACCGGTGAACTTTGGTGATGCACCTCTTTCAACATGCCAACCCTTTGAACCATCTCCGTATTCTTCTTTGTAGGCTGAAGTACGAATCATTAAAATGTCACGAAGCAAAACAGTTCCAACGGCTGACAAGTATTCCACGGTGTATGTCATCTCGTAATCTTCGTGAACATGCCCCATCCAAATCGCATCAGCCCCTTCAACATTCACCGACATCCGGTTGTGCTGGATAGTTCCACGAGTTACAGGACCCCCACCGCCAAACCCGTGCATATACTTAATGTTGTATCCAATCTTTTTGGAGTGATGGTTAAATTGATATTTCACCCATCCACCATATCCGCCCACCTGAATTGCTGTACCTCCCCGATAGTTTAACAAAGTCACAAAGCGTTCAATGATATCGGTCTCTTGTCGCTTCAAGATGCTTGTCTCGTGATTGCCGTATCCGATAAACTTGATGATATGTGCATATGGTAAAAACCATTCAACAGCAGTATTGATGATGGCATCAAAATAGTTTGCAACATTGTGTTCAGGTCTTATGTCCGATTTGCTTTTCCTGGGATCGTATGCACCTTGCATCAAGCAAAACAAATCACCATTGATCAACACATCATTGTTTCCTTTCAAGGCTTCGTCAAGATGTTTCTTCAACAAATCTCTGTCACATTTTGGATTGTCCCAATGCAAATCCGAGATCAAAAGAACTTTAGTTTCTTCCCACGGCTTTGGGATCACAATGATGTTATTGTTTTTCATAGAGTGGTATCCAAGTGGATGTGCAAACCTATTGCCTTTTTTAGACCCTCTGCTGAAGGTTTGAAAGTGTCAAGGTATATCGTATCAAAGTGATTGATTGAATCAATTAGACGCATTCTTTTGATTTTCTCCTTCACTATAATCCTTTCGTGCATCTCAACATTTAGTGGTTTGATATAACGGACTGGTTCATCATAATTGAAGAACGCCCACAACCAACTAAACAGGAACAACGCAAGTATTATGGAGATAAGGAGTGATGACTTGGAAGTTGATTGCATAACCAGCGAGAATATCAGTTTTTGAATCGTAGAAAGGAGATGCATTGCCGTTGATCACAATCTCAAAATCCTCATCATCTTGTGTGTTGTTTTCAATCAATGCAAAGATGTCAGTCATAATCTGTGCAGTATCGGAAAGAACCTCAATGGTGTTGCTCTCGCTTTCAAATACTCTGTCCATCACAAGCAATGCAAAGTTGTATGTCATCAAGTTTCCAGTTGACTGCAAATTGAAGCCATCTGGATACAACCAAACCAACGGATAGTATTCAACATTCTCAACAGTCATATTTGACTGCTGACCAACGCCAAACTTGTGAACCATCTTATGGCTTTCGGCTGCCGTTTGAATCTTTTGAATTATTTGGTTTAGTGTCATTCTTGAGAAATTTGAGCAGTTTGGCTTCGTTGTTTTTTTGCCACTTATTTGTCCTCGTTGGGGAAGTCATAGTTCCAGAAACAATCTTGTGATGTGGGAAGATAAATACCACCGACAAAAGCGGTGTTCTTTGGTCTAATTGTATCAAAGGTACTGCCGGGATTTAAGAACAAAGGATAATCATTGGTATTTGTACGCAGATAGTCCCTCAATCTGTTGGCATAGTATTCCGCTTTATCACGATAACGCCCTTCAATCATTGTCATTTCCTCAACAGATACCGCCCTTGCATTGTCACTCTCACGAGATGCAACCGATTTGTTCATCAATTTGAATGTCATTGGAAGCATTGCTTCGGTCAAGGTATAATACTTCAAACAAGGTGCGATGTACGAATCCAAAAGGGTAGTATTCAACTGGGTTAATGTTCCAGCGAATGCCTGTACTTGCAACTCATTATAAATGCCTGAACCAATCACATCACGGATGTAGATTTCTTGAGCTTCTTTGATTGCTGATTTCAACAACTTATCGTCAACATTCTCATTCAAAGGGGTGTTGTCCTTCAAGTAAGTGGTTGAAATGAAATATACAAAATTGGTCATCGTTTAATCCTCCTTAATAATTGTTGAACCCAAATATGTCTGCATTGTGGGGTGTTCACATCAAAGACGGGGTTGTGATACCAACCACCTCTCCTCTTCCATACATCGTATCCCAATTGAGTTGACATCGCATTGATATCCTCTCTTGAATATACACGGTTGCTTTCTGCAATCTGTCTGCAAAAGTCACGAGTTGTATCAATCACCAACGCACCTTGAATCCCAGCGGCTAAACCATAACGATAACGAACCACAATCTCGGTTTCCAATCTCTTCACTTCTTCAACTCCTTTCGGGGTTGTTTCAAGACCATCTTCGTATGATTTAATCAACTCTGCTTTGGCAAGTTTAGCAATGGCATCAGCGACAACCTTTGCATCCAGTTTGGTGAT